CGGCGTCTGCAAAACAAGCTCTCCGATTAGGACAAGAAATAAAACTACTATCACAACAAGCAAGAGGCCAAGAATTAAAGGCCGATATAGACGAACCCGCCGCTATGGTGGGTCGTCTGGCTGTCGAAGCAGCCAAAAAGATAGAAAAAAACGTCCGCTCATTTAAGGCAATAATGCCAACAGGACAACAAGCAATACCGCTTGCGGACGAAATGCCAACAAATCAAAGAACCCCGTATAAGGGATTCTCATTAAAACGAACCTCAAAAAAAGAGCGGCTATTAGCGAAAGCTAGGCGCTCACGGAGTAGAAGAAGATGACAAAAAAGAAATCACCATTCGTAATACGATCCGCTTACGGGCCAAAGGAACGACTAGGCGACATTGGAGACCTGGGCGTATCACTCACAAAACAATCATTCTCCGCTGAATGTGACATAAATAACATCATGCGGAAATACCAAAAAACGGGGGCGATAGACCACGTAAATAAACATGAAGCCTCATACGGCTTCGCAACGTCGATGGACTTTCAAGAAGCACTCGACACAATAACAAGAGGACAAACAATGTTCGATGAACTACCGTCCTCTATTCGAACTAAGTTCGAAAACGATCCGAAAAAATTCCTAGACTTCGTCCAAGACGAAAAAAATCTAACAGAAATGCAAGAACTCGGGTTGGCGAATAAACTTCAGCCAGAACCCTTATCACTTGCAAAACCAGGGGATGAAATCCCCAACACAGAGGAATCTAAAACGGGATCGCAAACGAGCGAGAGCGAGTCCAAAGATGCAAATTAAATTCTATTTAATGCATCTAAAAACATTGCTCAGAAAACCAATAATTAACTACACAAAAAAGAGCAAAATAACAATCCGTCCCCAAGGCATCTGGGGGACGAAAGTACATAACTCTACTTGACGTATATGTACCACGTGACAGATAATTCAGTCACGTAACAAAAACTGAGGATAATCATGGCATTCCGAAGAAAAATAAGTAAGCGAAAATCAAAACGGCTATTTAGCCGGACAGCAAGCAGAACCCACCGGAAAAATATCGGTGGTCGCGTCATGCGCGGCGGTTACCGGATATAACTTGCTACCACCCGATAAAGGCCCATCAAGCTGTAAGCGGGGGCCAATTAAAATTCGGGAAGTCACCACCCAGTGACACAGCTTACAAATCAGTCTGGATAAAATGCGGCCGATGTATCGGCTGCCGTCTCGACTATTCCAGACAATGGTCAGTCAGAATAATGCATGAAGCACAAATGCATTTAGAAAATTGCGTAATAACGCTAACTTATGACGACCAACACCTCCCGCCAGGGGGAACACTAATAAAAAAAGACTTTCAGGTATTCATGAAAAGTCTAAGACATAAATACGTCCCGAAGTGTCCATTCGAAGAAAATACGAAGGAGAGGGACAAATGGCTAATAAAACATCAAATACGCTTCTATCACTGCGGCGAATACGGCGAAGTTGAAGAAGACATAAATAAACCACAAACAGAATCGCGCCTGGGGCGCCCACATTATCACGCCTGCATATTCAATCATCAATTCGACGATTTAGAAATCTTCGAAAGTAAAAAGTCAGGCGATATATATACATCAGAAAAATTAAGCAAAATATGGGGAAAGGGATTCGTAACAGTAATGAACCTAACATTACAATCAGCGGGCTACGTCGCAAGATATATAACCAAAAAAATCAACGGAGATAAAAAAGATGAGCATTACCAAAAAGTATGCGAGATTACCGGCGAAATTTACCCAGTACTGCAAGAGTACTCAACGCAATCCAATAAACCCGGCATTGCTAAAAACTGGTGGAACAAATATAAAAAGGACGTCTTTCCATCGGATGACGTTATTGTACTTTCAAGCAATAGCTACCACCATGTTCCAACCCCAAAATACTACGATAATCAACTCGAAAAGGAGGACCCGACGCTATACGAACAAATAAAGGTGAGGAGAAATGAATTCGCCATGGATCATATCCAAGACTCTACACTTAGGCGACTCTCCGAACGAGAAATATGTAAAAAAGCCCAAATTATCAATCAAAAGAGGAAATTAATATGAAACACAATATATTCACAGTCTACGACTCCAAAGCTAAAGCCTATCTTACCCCATTCTTCATGCACGAAGACGGTATGGCTGAGCGTGTCTTCTCCGACTGCATCAATGATACAGCACACCAATTCGGGAAACATCCCGAAGACTATACACTATTTAAAATTGGTTCCTGGTCAGACGATAAAGCGAAATTCTTAACAAACAATCCAATATCACTTGGTACTGGTATAGAATACGTGAGCGCCGCGTCCCTAGTTGATGAAACTCAACAAAAATTATTCACCGATCCGCCATTGGGCGATCTAAAAGAGGTTAAATAATGTCATACCATAATCCATCATCCAGAAAATCAGTAATGGCACACCAATTCAGCCAAGTTCCTAAGGCTGAAATACCCCGCTCTTCATTCGATAGATCAAGCGGATATAAATGCACGTTCAACGGTGGCTTCCTCATTCCATTCTTTCACGATGAAGCATTGCCCGGCGACACTTTTACGCTAAAAACTGCCGCCCTGGCTAGGCTCGCAACTCCAATATTTCCAACAATGGACAACATGTTCATAGAAACCCAGTTCTTCGCAGTACCAAATAGGTTAATCTGGGATAACTGGGCCCGATTCATGGGTGAACAGACAAATCCATCAGACTCAACCGACTTCGTAATACCGACAATCACATCACCCGCCGGTGGATACCTAAATGAATCAATCTACGACTATTTGGGCATACCTACCCTAGTCGAAGGTATCGAACACTCGGCCATGTGGCTCAGAGCGATCCAATTAATTTATAATGAGTGGTATCGAGACCAAAACTTACAAGATTCACTACCGTTGCCACTGGATAACGGCCCAGACCCGGAATCTACATATAAACTAACCAGGCGGGGCAAGCGTCATGATTATTTTACAAGTTCATTGCCTTTTCCACAAAAGGGCGATGCAGTATTACTGCCCTTGGGAACATCGGCACCAGTAACAACTGACGCCATATTAGGCGATCATCCCACAGTAAATAGCACCGTAACAGGTGCAGATCAAAAGCTGTCATGGGATACCATAAACGTTACGCTAGATTCAACAGTCGGCGCGGCCGGTGATGAACTCTATGCCGATCTAATTAACGCAACAGCGGCAACAATCAACGAGCTTCGCCAATCATTCCAAGTTCAGCGCTTACTTGAGCGCGACGCGCGAGGCGGGACACGCCTAATAGAAATAACAAAGGCACATTTCGGCGTATCAAGCCCTGACCTTCGCGCAACCCGTCCCGAATACCTGGGCGGGGGCAGCTCGCCAATAAACATAACTCCAATAGCCCAAACTGGATTCACAGCCACCGACGTTCAAACCGCCGATACTCCGCAAGGAAACCTCGCAGGTGTCGGGGTGGGCTCATTCTCTAATCATGGATTTACTAAATCCTTCACAGAACACTGCACGCTAATCGGTTTGATATCAGTTCGCGCTGATCTCACTTATCAGCAAGGGCTCAATAGAATGTGGTCTAGAAAGACCAGATTCGACTTTTATTGGCCCGCTCTGTCACATATCGGAGAGCAAGCTGTTCTAAACAAAGAGATATTCGCCCAGGGCGTCGGAAATCCGGCCGAAGACGAAGAAACCTGGGGTTTTCAAGAGAGATTCGCTGAATATCGGTATAGACCAAGCCAAATATGCGGAAAATTCCGCTCAAATGATCCAGTAACATTGGATAGTTGGCACCTATCGCAAAACTTCACACAGAAGCCTGTGCTAAACGATCTTTTCATAGAGGATAATCCTCCAATAGATCGGATAATAGCAGTCCCAAGCGAGCCACACTTCCTCCTAGACGTACACTTTAACCTAAGGTGCGCTCGCCCGATGCCGTTATACGGCGTCCCGGGCATGATTGACCATTTCTGATGACAGTATGGGAAATCTATTACGCGTCACTCGTCGCAATGACACTCCATCCCGGCTACGGCCGGGAGGGAACCATAAAACCCACACTAGAGGACTGCGCTAAAATCGCAGACAAAATGCTATGCCAATTGCCTGGGCAGCCGCCATCACAGCCGGATCGTCATACGTTACCGGAAAACAACAACAGCGATCCGCAGATAGATCGCTCAGATTCCAAAGAGAGATGGCGCAAAAGGCCCATCAATACGAGGTGGCCGACTTAAGGGCGGCCGGCCTTAACCCGATTCTATCGGGAACGGGGGGCCCTGGTGCTAAAGCATCAGGGGGCGCTATCGCCCAGGTGCCGGATTATGCGGCGTCTGCAAAACAAGCTCTCCGATTAGGACAAGAAATAAAACTACTATCACAACAAGCAAGAGGCCAAGAATTAAAGGCCGATATAGACGAACCCGCCGCTATGGTGGGTCGTCTGGCTGTCGAAGCAGCCAAAAAGATAG